ATTAATAATCAAGCTCTTGATATAACATCTTTCGACCAAATGAAATGCGGCTTCGAACGGTTCCGGTTGGGACATTCAACAGTTCACTAATTTCATCATAGGAATATCCTTGTGCACAATATATCAAGCTATCCATACAACATGACTTTTGAGCACATCGACGGATAGCAGACACGACATCATTAAACATAGCCAAATTAGACGCACGCTCATGGGATGTGCTTTCTGCGACCGAATCATATTCAATAAAACGTATGAGGGCGTTTCTGTTATATTGGGTGATGTAGGTATTCTGCATAACGGCATAACACCATGTTTTCAGAGATTTGGAAGTATCGAACTTGTCACGGCTCGTAAGAACCTTACACACGGTATCACCGGCTAAATCTTCTGCGTCCTGTATGGACTTACAAAACTTTCTCGCGATACATAACATCCAGGGATATATTTCCGATAATTCTTTTTCAAAGTCCATTATCAGCCCTCCCTACCAAATAAATCCCAGACTTACCACTGATACATCTTTCAACGTATTCCCGGTGCATAATACTTTGTTCATGCATCTCCAATGCAGAACGTTCGATCGAACTGACAAGAGAGCCTATGTCGGAAGGCAACAAGGCAATCTTTTTTTTCACTTCGGATAATTCAGCAATTACCCGATCACACTTCGTCTCCAATGTACGAAGTTCTACCAACAAGGCATTGCATAAATGCTCATCTATGCAATTTACGTAATTCTTTTTATTCATAAATAGTCGTTTGTGATTCCAAAAAGGCATACTAACGACCTCAGAGATAATTAGATTACGATAAAAAAATTAACTATGCTGACAACATCACAAAAAATATCAATTACTTACTTTTTTTCTCATATTAACCTCTATTTCAGCCTGATGTACAATATTTGCATAGACAGCGGCATTTATATTGCGAACATCAATATTCATTTTAAAAAAGGTCATGATAAAGGCAATCTCAGCATCAAAAGAAGAGCGTATTTGCTCTGGAGTAGCTTTTTCTGTCTCATTATCAGAACGAATCTCATCACTTCTTTTCTGTTCAAATAAGGCAGATCGCAACAATTCCTCAACCTTAGATTTGACCTGTTCGTCAGACATCGATTTCATGTCATACGACAGCATGGCTAAGGTTTCCCTAATATCCTCATAGGCACCAATGGCAATCAAGGACACGCATAATTTAAAAAGCAAAACGCGTATCCTTTCTTTTACCATATCTTCACGATCCATCAAGACAGAATTCAAACCGGACGGATTGGTTATCCTCTTGTATTCTATTATCAAATCAGACGAACGTTTCTTCAACTCCACCTCACTAATCTCCTCTCCGGGAGACAACAACACAGAGCAATCACCACATGAAAGTTCTATAAAATCATATAGCGATAATTGATTCAGTCTTTCAATCATAATCGGGAAAGTATATAATATCTATAATCACGGGCACAGGCATCTTTGTGCTGTTGCTTGCCTATGTTATGCAATTCTTGACGTAGCCCCTTTACCTCATGCTTCAAATCACTATAATCGTTGAATATCACAGGCTGGCCGGTACTGTCCATTCCAACAAAGGTATGAGGGAACGCGGGAATATCCCATTCCGGTAAATCAATGGAATGAACATCCGGAAATACTTGTGCACCTTTAGGAAGATCTACAAGTGTAGGAGTATCGGGGGTTATCCACGCTTTTCCGGAATACATCACGACCTCACGTTTGCCGGCATCCCCCACAAGTGCCTTACCGCCCGGATGGGAGCCATCCTTTGTACCCTCAGCATATGAGGGGATCGGGGTAGCAAGAATAGTAGCTACTTGAACTGCACCCATGGCACTGATCATTGCTGCCATAACAGGATTGGGTGGAATCATCGCTAAAGCTTCCATAATACCACGTGCAGTAGCTATACCGGTCTGGGCAACTTGTACCGCTTTCTCCCATACGGCTTGCTTATGGGCAATCTCCTGCTTTTTCTTTTCAAGTTCTTCATTTTTAGCTTCCGTGGCAGCTTTAGCAGCACGTTTACGGGCTTCGGCTTCCTCTTCCGAGATGGCACCCTGCTCAGCCTGCCTTTCGTAACGTTCTACGTCTTTCTCATACTTTTCATCATTAATATCCTGTTCTTCCTCTATTTTATCAATCTGGCCATCATAAACGGCATTAATAAGACTACTAATGTTACCAATGGCCTGAGATGCAGTTTGCAGCCATTTCTGGAGATTTTTTATTCGTTCTTTTTGAGCTTTTTCGTCCGCTTTAGCTATGCTATCAATAGCAGCAATCTCAGCTTCGGCTTCCTCTTTTGCAAGATCAGCCTTTAGCTTATGTAACTGTTCGCTAAGCTTGGCTCTATCTTCTGTACTAAGATTGTCTGCATTAAGTTCCTGCTCCAAAGCATCAATCGCAGCTTCAGTTGTTTTTCGGGCATAATCCAAGCGCAGTTTATACTCTTCCTGAGCATATTCCTCTTGTGTGATTTGCTTGGTTGCCAATCGCTTTTTCAATGCGAGCATATCCATGATGTGTTCTTCATCACGAATCTTTTGTTCATGAGCTGCATTTTCTGCAATTAAGACAACTTGATCGGAAGCGTACTTTTCATATATTCCCTGTTTTTTCTTTGCATACTTTTCATCAATGAGAAACACATCTTCACCTGTTTTCTCGGCCGCATCAATTTCACTCTCACGTTGAAGTTCCAACTGTTGAAGTTTCAAATCGAGTTCCTCTTTTGAACCTTTTCTCACGAAAGCAAGAGCATTCTCAATATCTTTCTTTTCACGATCTGAATTATACTTTATAGTATATTCATCAAGAACTTTTTGCATTTCTTTTGCAAGATTCTCACGAGTGGAAATTTCCTCTTTACTATATCCTTTAACAGCCGCTATCTTCTTAGAATACTCAATACCAATACGGGCAAGTTCTTTCTCTAATCCCTCATCCATAAGGGAAAGTTCTGATTCTTGATAAGCCTGTTGGATTTTCAATTTCTCCTGTGCAACTTTCTCTAATTCTCGTTTTTCCTTATCAGTAAGAGTTTTTTTGAAAGTGCTCTCAGTGCTTTTATTTTTAGGATTAAATTTTTCTACAATTTTATCAAGACCAGCGTTAAACTCATCACTTGAATATATTCTAAAGAAATTCTTAGAAAACTCTAATTGTGCTTTATCAGCTTTTTGGGCTTCTTTAGTATATACACCAAACATTTTAGCACCTGCATTTTTAAACCATGACATATCTTCGAACTCAGATGTAGAATACAGAGCACCTGTCCTCATTTTCTCCAACTCCTTACGTTCTTGAGCTGTTACCTCTATTCGTTTATTCTTCATTTGAACAACGGCTTTGGTATATGCTTCCTCCTCTGAATCCCCATTATCAAGAAGCCTCTTATATTCTGTTTGAAACTCTTTTTCTGCTTCTAATATTTTTTTATTTGCATCCTTTTGTGCAAGTCCTCTAAAGTTTGTTTCTATTTGTATTATTTTATCTTCTGGAGACTTCAAATCATTGGCTATACCTCTAATCTTATCAGCCATCCAGTTAAGAAATTCTTTTGCAGGTCCTGTTGATTCAGAGAATGAGAGCATGAATGCCTCCCAGGCAGACGAAAGATTAGCCAAAGCTCCCTGAACATTATCTCCCATTGTATGTGCCATATTAGCAAGCTCTCCATCGACACCTGTTATTTGATCACGTAATGGAACAATCTTATCGGCGGCAGTAAGGAAAGCGTTGAAAGCTGCTACACTCCGTTTATCAGTCATTTCAAGAGTAGTATTCAAATCGACCCCTTGCTCTTTCAACTTCTGTAAACCAATAACC